GGCTAGTTCAAAGGGTGGAAAACCTGGACAATGGTCAGCAAGAAAAGCCCAGATGTTAGCTAAAAAATATAAAGCTGCAGGTGGAGGCTATAAGTGATCCTATCTTTTATTAAAAAAATTTTAGGTATAGATAACCTAGAATATCAACTAAGACTAATACAAAGACAAAACTATTGGAGAAATAAATACAAAAAATGAAATCAAAAGCAAAAATAAAAAAAGTTATTAAAGGTTTAAAAGGTGCTGTAAAAGCACACACTGGTCAACATAAAATGTTAGCGAGTGCTTTAAAAAATAATGGCAAAAAGAAAAAGAGATCCTAAGGTAGGAACAGGCAAAAAACCAAAAGGATCTGGTAGGAGACTCTATACAGATGAGAATCCTAAGGATACTGTTGGAATTAAGTTTGCAACTCCTACTGATGCTCGTAAAACTGTTGCAAAGGTTAAGAACATATCTAAACCATTTGCAAGAAAAATACAAATATTAACAGTTGGAGAGCAAAGGGCAAAAGTTATGGGTAAATCGCAGGTAGCAGCTATATTTAAAAAAGGAAAAGAAAGTATAAGAAAAAGGAGAAAAGCATAATGGCACTTGCAAAAAGTCAAAGGAGTTTAAAAGCATGGGGCAAGCAGAAATGGAGAACAAAATCTGGCAAGAAATCATCCGAGACAGGGGAGAGATATCTACCAGAGAAAGCAATCAAGAGTTTGTCATCTGCGGAGTATGCGGCAACGACAAGAGCAAAACGCCAAGGAACAAAGAAGGGAAAACAGTTTGTGAAACAACCGAAAGGTATTGCAAAAAAAACAGCTAAATATAGGAGATATAGTTAATTATGTACGGAAAAATGAAACCTATGAAAAAGAAAAATGGTAGTAAAAAAGTAATGGGTAAAAGAAAAAAACTAGACATGGACAAAGATGGTAAACTTACTAAGAAAGATTTTGCTATGTTAAGAAATAAAAAAAAAGGTAGAGCATAATGCCAGGTAAAGGATTATATGCTAACATCCATGCTAAAAGAAAGCGGGGTGAAAAGATGAAAAAGAAAGGTGCTAAAGGTGCACCTACTGCAGCTAACTTTAGAAGAGCAGCAATGACAGTTAAGAAAAAATAATGGTAGCAAAAAAATATCAAAACCCATCTGGTGGTTTAAATGAAGCAGGTCGTAAGTATTTTAAGAGAACGACAGGTGCTAATCTAAAAAGACCTAGTAAAAAAGTTGGTAATAAAAGAAGAGCCAGCTTCTGTGCTCGTATGAAAGGAATGAAGAAAAAACTTACATCAGCTAAGACAGCTAGAGACCCTAACAGTAGAATTAATAAAGCACTTCGTGCTTGGAACTGTTAATATAAACTAAAAAAAAGGGGGAGCCATAAGACCCCCCCATCGCAGGCAACAACAAGACATTTAGAGTTTTACTCTAAGTGTCTTTTTTTTTGGGCTTTACGATAAAGATCTCTATCACCCCATCGTTTAGTCCAAATCCAACTACTTAATGATACAATACAACCTTCTAATTTACACATTATAGGGTTGTGCCAAAAGTAATATCTAAATTTATTTAACATATGCAGGTACTCCTAACATAATTCTTTTATCAAACATATTTGATTTTGCAAATTTACCATTCAAATGATTATAATGTAAAAATACTTGTGCACAGTTATCACCTTCGAATGGTTCTCTCCAATGTTCTAATTCACAGCCACTATACACTAACATATCACCTACATCAAGTAATACCTCAGTGCCTTTAGGTGCATTAGGTTTGTGTATATTTTTATATTCATCAATAACATTGTCAGATCCTGTGCCATCTATAAATATAGACCACTTATCTCCACCTAAATGTACAGTAGTTGATATCTCACAACTAGGTCTATCTTTATGTCGTTTTAATATGTCACCCTTTTTATATATTCTTGCATAAGAATATGTTGGAACTAATTCTAATCCTGTTTCTTGTTGCATTTTAGGTAATACTTTCATTAGTAAAGTTTCCATTACAAAGTCAGAGTAATGTGAATATGTATTAGGAACTTGCTGATCTCCCCAAGTACCTAGCAAAGGTGATTCATAGTTTATATTATTTTTATACATAAAATTTACAGCATCTCTTTTAAGCATAAAATAATTGTATACAAAATTAGCTAGTTCATAACTAATTGCATTTTTAATTACTTGATATTTTTTTATTTTAAATGTCATACATACATACCTTTTTGTAAAAAATTAAATGATACTGATATTCTAATATCATTAGATTGATTAGGATCTACACAATGCATTAACCAAGATGGAAACATAATACACCTGCCATCAATTGGTTCGTAATGTGTTTCTCTGTATAATCTTTGAGGTAACTTATGTGCTTTTTGTCTAGGTCTAAACATTGCAGCTGAGGCTCTTGGATCATCTATTTTTAAATGTCCACAATTTTTAGGTGCTTTAATATAATAAACACCAGACCACAAAGAATTAGGATGTTGATGTGCTCTATTCATTCCACCTGGTGGATTAATATTAGCCCACATATTACCTAAGAAAGGCTCACTCTCATAGTGTTCTTGTTGATATACTGTTCTTTGACATTCGTATAACATATCAACTAATTTTTTAAATTGTGGTAGTTCATGCATATTAGTAGTTGAATGCCAACCTTGTACATTAGTTCTAACAATACCTTTATCTTGTTTAGACCAAGCTATAATATCTCTTTCTAGTTCTTGATTAAGAGTAGGATGTTTTATATCTGCAATATAGATGGGTGTTGGAAAATGTAATTCTCTAATCATTTGAATGGTGTGCCTCCAAACCACATAACTAAAGATTTTCTATTACCTCGTATTACAGGTTTTACTCTGTGTCTTATAAATGATGCAAAGAATATAGCATGCCCTTGTTTTATCTTTGCAATTTTACCTTCAGTCATTAATTCTAAATCACCACCTTCAAACTCATTATCTGGTGATAACAAACAAGTCATAGATATTTTTCTAACTGGTGGTTCATGTTGCATGTTTACATCATTATCTACATGCCAATCATAAAATCCACCTTCTGGATATTCTGTATATTGTGCCATCTCTGTGATTGTCATACCATCAAAACCAAAGTGATTACCATTTGTAGTCTTCATAATTTTTTCTATATCTGTATACATCTTATGCATTTTTTTAAATGGTATCCAACTAATATATGAGGTTCTTGTTTTAGTATCTAACACACCATCTTTAATACCTTTTTTATTTCCAACATATGCTTCTTGTTTAGGTTCTGCTCTTCCTGCATTAATTATCATCTGACACTGTTCTGGTGTAAATATAGGCTGTGTGGTTTCTACAATATAAGATTTCCAACGTGGTTCTGTAATCATACTGCACCTCTATTTTTTACAGGATCAAATTGCACATCACAGTTTGCAGCGAGTGTTCTTCTAGTTTCAGTAGTACCATTAAATGGATATACACAATGCCTCATATCATATGGAAAAATATAGAAGTCTCTAAGATCCATAGGTGGTTGGTAATCTATCTTTGCAAACTGACCATTAGCTGCACCTAATATTTGTAGTCTGCCATTCTGTTGCACTTGTTCTGCAGAATATTCTTTACCATATGTTGATGGTAATTTTAAAATCATTACACTAGATAGTCCAGTAAAGAGCATACCTCTGTGTATATGTGCAGGATTGTATTCATGTTGTTTCATTTCGTTAACCCAAATAGAATTAAGATGCAGATCATAATCTCGTATTTTATTAAAAGCTAAATAATGTTTAAACATATCTATAAAATAGCTTGTTATATTTTTTGATAACATATTATGGTTTTTCATTTTAGTTTGATCTGCACCATGATAAAATAATGAATGTTCATTTTCTATTTTACCAACTAATTGTTTGTTAGCTTTATATAAATTATTAAAATTAAGTTCATATATATGATTAATAGAATTAAATATATCTAAAGGAACTTGATATTTTAAAACTGATTGACCTAAAAATATAAAGTCAAAGTTAATCTTTTGGTTTGCCATTATTAATTAGTTTCTCTGCTTCTTTGTAACTACTCTCTAATTCACCAGATTGTTTAATTCTTTGTAATGATTGTAGCTGACCCATTACATTAAATATCTCAGCTTCAGATGAGTTATTATTTAATGTTTTAGCTTTCTCATGATATTGTAAGCCATAAGATTCTAATTGGTGTACGTTAACATCTTTGTCATTAAATGATCCATCATTAAACTCAGCTTTTAGTTTAGACCACATCTTGATCTCACGCATTCTATGCCTTGCAACTTTCTCCATAGATGCTTTACTAAATCTACATTCATCTAAATCTATTTGATATTTAGTAGCTTTATATTCATCTTCTTCCTTATCTATTTTTTTCTCTAACCAAGTAATCTTTGCTTCATTTCTTCTATAGTCAAAGGATAGAGCCATAAGATTATCTAAGTAACTAGATTGCTCTCTTACACACTGCCAATACTTTGCAGCTTTGGTTGGATATCTATTATCTTGTAGTACAGAAAACCTTGCCTCTGTTTCTGTTCTAAACATTTGTTTCTTAGTCCATGTATCCCTTAACTCATCAACCATACCTTTGAAAGATGATAAGTCCTCTTTACTAAGAAGATTATTTAAATGTACTTCTTCTTGTTGTATTACTTCTTTAACGTCTTTTTTCATTACTATACCTTTTGTATAATTTGTTTAATATCATCTTGCAATTTTTTACCCATAGAGTTAGCATGATTAATTATTGCGGCACACAAGTTTCCATGGTAAGGATAACCTTTTAGTGCCTCCCTTATCTTTCCAACAGGTTTACCACCATAATCTATAACAATAGTATTTTTTTCATTTAATCCTATCTTTAATTCAAATAGCAAACCTGTGTAGGGTGTCGATTTATTTTTTTCCGACATTCTCCCCTCCATCTGTATTAACTGGTGTTAGTGTAGATAGAGAGTTCATAAGTTTAACAACTTCTCCATAAGGTCTTGTCATTAAGTATCGCATAATATCCATAAGTTTTTCAGAATCTATGTTATACATTCTTGGTGTAGTCTTTGGTGTTTCTTTCTTTTGTTCAGCCATTTGTCCTCCTATTAAAATGGTATATCATCTTCATTAGGATAATCATTTTCGATAACTTTTAGTTTATCTTTTGCACATCCTATTATTTCTAACTGTTTATCTACCTCACCTACAATATTTGGATGATCTCCAATACCTGCAGGTTTTTCTAGGTAAACTGCTATCGTAGCTTTTGCTACCTCTATTTCTGCCTCATATCTTTTTTTTAAGGCTTTCATAATTATTTCTTGCATTACTCTGCTCCTTTAAATTGGTAGTATTTATTCTCTATTAAATCCTCGTCATCTAGATACGGATTAGTTTTTGCTAGTTTAGATTCTCTAGCATCTCGTATAGTTTGGTTTAACGTTCTACCTTGACGCAAACAACCTGCAACGAAATCTTCTACTTCTAATTGTGCTTGTTTAACTTGTCCCATTACTAACCTCCTTAACTAATCTTTCAAGATACCATTGAGCCTTATGTAAATCTTCTAATGGTTCTCCTTTAAATTTATATCTAGAAACATACTTTAGAATATTACCTTTCAAGTATCCATGAAACTCATCACTAGTCATACAATCATTAATAACATCTATAGTTTCTTTTTTACCATGAAGATAATGTGGTGGTGCATTTACATTGTCATACATAACTTCATTCTCATATGACATATCATGACCATGATCTATCTTCTTTGTATATGTGCGTTTATCTTTTACCATATTCCCTCCTAACTGTTTTGATATCAATTAACTCCATATTATAATTACCATCTTTTACTTCTCTTTTAATTACTAAACCACTCCACCACATATGCTGAGTATCTCTAGCAAAATGTTCAGTATGATTTAAATAGCATCCAGCAGATAAGGCATGTAATTTTTTACCACTAGGTAGTGTTGATACTGCATAATCTATTAAATGACTATGACCTACTGTAGCAGAAACCTTATGCTTTGTCAATATACTTCTAGCAATATTTTCACCAGATATTGC